TGGGGCTATCTGGGGCGAAGGTTCTTACAAATTTATTGTGCGGGATGCAAATGGCGTTCAGGTCGGTGAGCCGCTGGACAACGTGACCTCGTTTGCTGGGCTTGTGACGGCCACCAATGCCTACGCTGAATTGTTTTCTGGCAATGGCACGCAGACGGTATTTACCACGTCCAGCGCCCTTGGAACTGACCCCAAAGGCTTGTTGGTTAGCGTTGCCTCTGGCTTGCAGGAAATAGCACAAAACGGCAGCTTCACCACCGATACCTTGTGGACTAAGGGTGCAGGCTGGACAATCGGTTCTGGTGTTGCAACAGCGACGGGGGCAATCTCAACTGGCATTAGCCAAATCCCTGTTCTTACGGTTGTGGCTGGCCAGGCGTATGCTGTAACGTACACCATTACACGTTCGGCTGGTGGCCTTATCCCATCTATTGGTGGGCAAAATGGTGTTGAGCGCACGGCATCGGGAACTTATCGTGAAATCATCATTGCGGCAGCCAGCACGCCAATTGCGTTTACGGGCAATGCGTTTACTGGGACGCTGGACAATGTTTCTGTCACGGAAGCCGTTAGCGAAAACATGGCATTGTTGCCGACCAGCGCTTACACCATTAACGGCACGACGCTAACCTTTGCGACGGCTCCTGCTGCTGGTGTTAACAACATTGATGTGCGTGCGCCGTCCTTATTGGTTGGTGCGGCTTCTACGGCTGCTAACCTTGCACAGGTTTATGCGGCAAATGCCCTGGCAAGCGAAACGGCGGCGGCTGCATCTGCTGCTCTTGCCTCGTCTAATGTAAAAACAAAGCCAGCGGTGGCATGTGCGACTACAGCGAACATTACGTTATCAGGCGAGCAAACCATTGACACGGTTACAACCAGCGCAAGTCGAGTGTTAGTAAAAAACCAATTGCTAGCAATAAATAACGGTGTTTATGTTTCTGCTGCTGGTGCATGGACTCGCGCAACTGACGCGGATACATGGACTGAAATACAGGGGCAATCTGTATTTACTTTAGGTGGCTCTGCTAATATCAATAAAACATGGGCAAACACCAACGAGGCTGGCGGAACTATTGGGGTGACAGACATCACTTGGACTGAATTAAATCCAGGCATGATGAGCAAACCAATTTATGACCCCGATAATATCTCTGAACAAGTTGTTGGGTTAAATCATGCGCAAACTTTGACCAATAAAACTTTAACTGCCCCAATTATCAATGGCGCTATCGGTGGTTCTGGCACTCCGAAAATGAACAATTTTCGCCTAACGCCTACTTCTGGCGTGCCCGTTCAGACGGGTGATGCAAATGCCGTCACCACGCTGTACATGACCCCTTACAACGGCAACAAAATTGCTTTGCACAATGGAACAAGATGGCATTTGCGAACCAGCGCAGAAATCAGCATCAGTTTAGCGGCTACAACTGCTGGCCTTGGCTATGATGTGTTTTGCTATGACAATTCTGGGGTTCCAACTTTAGAATTGACGGCATGGACAAACAGCACCACGCGAGCGACAGCTTTAGTCTATCTCGATGGAATTTTGGTTAAATCAGGCGCAACCACCCGCCGCTATCTGGGCAGCTTCTATTGCCACACCAACGGGCAGACAGCCAGCTCTTTAACCAACACGGGCGCAACCACTGGCCGCTATATTTTTAACTATTACAACCGCGTATTGTTGCGGATGCAGCGGTTTGAGTCGACTGCAACGTGGGCATATAATTCAGCTACCGTTCGTCAGGCCAATAACTCAACAGTTAATCAATTAAACTTCTTTGTCGGTGTTATTGAAGATGCTGTAGCAGTTTCGCTTACAACTTTAGCAGCGTGCAACCCAGCTTCTGCTGTAATTAACGGAATTGGATTAAATAGTATTTCAACATATCAAGCTGGTTCGCAAATTTATTCTAACTCGCAAGTGGCTGGTGGGGCAACAGGTGGAACTGCAACTTTTCCCGTGCTACCGCAGCTTGGGTTGAATTATGCGGCATGGTTAGAAAGCGGGGCAGCATCTGGCTCTACATTCTACGGAACACCGTGGGGCGGCATTAACGGCGCAATTTTCTGTTAGGGGGACAAGATGGATATTCAACAACTTTACCAACTGATTAGCGCGGTAGCCCCGATTGAGGGCGTCAACAGCGATGGGGTTATTTCCTTTTTGGAAACAGCCACCACTGAACAGCGTGCCGCCGCGTATCAAGTCGTTAATGACAATTTACCCAACCTTGGTGTTGAACCAGAAACCTACACTTACCCCGCCAAAACAATCACCTTGCCGTTTTTAAGCGGGTGGAGCAAAACATTGCCAGAGCGTGTGTTTACCAAAACCACGTTGGAACAGGCGCGCATTGATAAGCTGGCAGCGGTAGAGGCAGACAGGGACGCGCTACTGCAATACAGCGACCTGGTGGCAAAAGAGGGCGCGAGCAAGGTTGCGGACAGTCAAAAAATCCTACAGCCAAACTTGCAATGGACGCACCAGCTTAGAAGTCCATTCTTAGAAAATGCAGAGGCAGACCTGGCCGCGTTAAACACTGTTGATGACGTGCTGGCTTATGAAGCGGATTTTGACCTCAAGCCTTTGCAGGCATCCTATGTTGTTTTGACCATGCGTCAATTTGCCTTGGCGGCGGTTAATTCTGAATTGATGGACTACACCACGGCGGCGGACTTTTTGGAAAGCAAAGTCATCCCTGCTGGTATTGAGGCAGTGCTATCAACACTCCCCACGGCGGACGCTAACAATGCCCGCCTGACGCTAAAATCTATGGTCATTATCCCCCGCGACGATGCGATGGTATCGGCCTTGTTTGGTGCAGCATTTGGCATGACCAGCCAACAGCTCGATGATTTCTTCCTGGTAGCGTTTGAGGTTTAAGCATGGCAAGCCCCATCGACACCATTGTTAAATTCCTGAAGGCGCAAGATGACCAGGGCAACGATTGGTACGGTTGGGCATCTAACCAGTTATCCCATGCTTTCCTGGGGGTGTTCTTCTCTGGTTTGGCGTTAGTGTTGGGCGCGTCATGGTACTATGCGATTGCATTGCTTGTCGTGTTGGGGCTGGGCAAGAAACTGGCGGACTGGTCAAAGCAAATCCTTACCTGGAAGATTGTGCGCGACACGATTCAAGACTTGCTGTTCTTTATCAATGGCGGCACTTTCAGCTTAAGCATTTTGTACGGCAGCATTGCGGTGTTTGTTTGTGCCACCGTTTCCATATCAACCTTGCTTGTATCGGGCATTGTTGCTAGAATCGTTCAATCCAAGCGGGATAAAGCCAATGACTAAGGATATTGCAACCCAAGTCGCAGTTCTAGCAACACGGCTGCAGTCTGTTGAGGATGTGCTTAGCGAAGGCATTAAAAACGTCACAAAATTTACTCAAAAAACTATAGAAGAAAAAACTGAAGCGGCTTTGCTTGCCCAGAAAATGGTGCTTGGCTTGGAAAAAGTTGTAGAATCTGTCGATGCAATAAAAACTGATTTTGACGCACATAAAGTTGAGCAGCAAAAGCGGCTAAGGTTAGTCGAGCAAAAAATACATGTAGCTTTGGTATGGCTGGCGTTCTTGACTATTCTTTGGGTTGCTGTACTATTGTTTGTAGCGTCTGGCTCAAGCGGGGCAAGGGTTGCTGGTGAGTTTACTGGTGGCCTAATAAATTCTGTCAAACCTCACTAGGAAATTGTTATGCCCAACATGAAACCAAAACCCAAGCCCAAGCCAAAACCAAAACCAATGCCAACCAAGAAGGGCTATTAACTATGTCACGAGTAACAATGGGAACTAAGAAACCTAGCAAGCCAATTAAAACCACTATGAACGGCGGTAAAAAGCCAGGCGGTAAAAAAAGCTAATCCCATGTGGATGACCATTGCCCTAATTGGCATTCTTGCCCCTGGGCTTGCAAGCCTTTTGCAACTTGGCGATTCGGACTACGTTGGATATTTTGGCATTGTTATCGCAATGGCCGCTCTATCCTATGGCATAGCATCTAATCAGCATTTTGGAATTTGGAAACGTGTTCCCGCCGTTGTTGTGTTTATCATGGCGTGCTTGTGGATTCTTGATAGCCTATCGGGCTTTTTGTTTGACGTGCAAATCAATTATCCGTGGTGGGGCATTATAGATTTTACCCTATTATTCCTTATGTTCCTTAATTCTTTCATACAAGGCCTTACAGAGAAAACAGGGTCGTTTGCGTATGTTCGTAAGCCGATGTCCTTCCAAGACCTTGTGGCGACCGTTTTTGGGGGTTGCTTTGTGACCACCGCCGTTGAACATAACGGGAAGTTCTACGGATTCCGCAAAGGGCGGTTGATTGAGCTGGTTGACTTTGACAAAACCAAGTATGACCGCCGCAACATTTCTGTGAAGCTGGCCGAGCGTGTTGTTGCCAATGTTGGCAAGCCGTGGCGGCCTTGGCGTAATTGTGTTGTGATTCATGGGGGAGTGAAAAATGTCCGTGCTAAGTGATGTTTTGCAAGGTGTTTCTACCACGCTAGCTACTGCTTTAGGTGGGCCATTAGCGGGCGCAGCGGTAAGCATGTTGGGGAAGTCTATCCTGGGTGATGAGAACGCTAGTGAAGATAGCCTTGTAGCGGCAATTACAAATGGTTCGCCAGATGTTTTGGCCAGGATTAAAGATACTGAAGCCAATTTCAAAATTGAAATGGCCAAAATTGATTATCAAACTGCCAAGCTGGATTACGACGATAAAGCCAGCGCCCGCACGCGCGAGGTGGCAATTCAACAAGCTGGACGCACCAGCTGGGAAATGATTTCAATCGCCATTTTCACAATGGCATCACTTCCCGCCTGTTTGTATTTGTTGTTTGTGGTTGATATGCCGCAAAGCGCACAAAATGCTATCATGATTTTGATTGGTACTATAAGCTCGATGGTAAGCACTGTTGTCGCTTACTATTTCGGTTCCAGCATTGGTAGCAAGCAAAAGACTGATTTGATGGTAAAATGACAGCGGGGCATTTACTAGCCATACTAACTGGCTTACTATGACAAGTAAGCCGCCTACTATGTCAACTAAGGAGCACGCTATGCAGAAAATGAACTTCGGAGAAGCCCTGGAAGCCCTCAAAGCTGGCAAAAAAGTTAGGCGCAGGGAATGGGATTCTTTTTTGTTTATTAAGGAAGATGAAGATTACCCATTTCCCGTTATTTATGTTGACGTTGAATTTTTGGAGCTAGAAACCTATACGCCACAACACGATGATTTATTGGCGGAAGATTGGGTTATTGTAGATTAACTAACGGAAGCCATTAGGAGAAACCATGCAAGCCATCATAGCCCAACAAGTGCAGATCACCGAAAGCAGCGGAAATGTTTTTCAGGATTTGGGATTGGACAATGCGACAGAGCTTTTGGAAAAATCCAATATCATGATAAAGATTCTCAAAAAATTGCATGAAAAAAAAGTTGACCATGCAGAATTTTGCAAGGACGTTTGCCTTTCAGAAACTGGCCTTGACCATGTTCTAAATGGTAGGTGCAACAAGTTTGAGAAGGGAAGATTGCAGGATATGCTTGACACCTTGACAAGCCAATATGGATGATTGCCATCATCATATTCTAAAAACCACACTAGGGAGAACGAAATGCCGATTCCTAACCCCATTATCGACTTTATCCTGGAACATGAGGGTGGGTATGTGAATTCAGAATTTGACCCTGGTGGCGAAACAAACTTTGGCATCAGCAAGCGGAGCTATCCCAACCTGGATATTAAGAACCTGACCCGCAAGCAAGCGGCAGAAATTTATGAGCGCGATTTTTATAACAAGGTGCGCGGCGATGACTTGCCCCTGTGGCTGGCCTTGTTGGTGACTGACTTTGCGGTGAACGCTGGCATCGGCACGGCAGTCAAAAGATTACAGCGCGTGGTTGGTGAAACCGATGACGGTATCTTGGGAAAGAAAACCATTGCCGCCTGCGCTAACAAGCCGCCGTTTATTTTGCGCCAAACGTACACCGAAAAACGCTTGAAATACTATACAAACCTGGTAGCCCAAGAACCTTCTATGGCCAAGTTTATAAAAGGCTGGCATCGCCGCACGCGAGAATGTGACAGCCTGGCCAGCAGCCTGATTTAGATTGTGGATATTTCCATTTTGGAAATGACCACTTGTTGCATTTTTTAGCAAGGGTGCTAACCTGAGGCTTGAGACCGCATCCTCAAGTTTTGGTTTGTACCCCATTCCAGAACTGACGTTACCGCCCAGTGCTTGACTCCCGTTGAAAATTGGGCGGTAACTCTCTTGCATCATATATTTCCCTGATGTATATTCCCCTTAGAGGCTCTGCTCACGTCATCCTCGTTTAAGACTCTACCAAGAGCGTTTGGCCAGTTGAGCAAAAACAAGTCGCTGGCCAGATTGATTGATTGACAGCATTGTAAGATTTAGATAATCTTTAGAAGAACGGGTAAAATCCTGACGCTCAACAACTTCTCCGTGTTGAATGTTCTTTACTGTTCTCCCTTGGTGCGTGTAGCCCCGCGATAGGAAACTGTTGCGGGGTTACATGTTTTTAATCTTTATCAAAAACAATTCCCAACGCGCCTCTGGTATTGTGGCCATGCTGTTGCCGCTTTTGGCCTCGTAAGTCTGCCACGCCCGCACTGTAATGCCAACAATTTTAGCCGCCTGTTTCTGGGTTAAGCCAGCACGCAACCTTACTTCTTTAATCATTAGCGGGGATGGGAGGGTCATTCTTTCTTTCCCTTATTCTCTGTAAGCCGCTTGCAACCATGCGTACAATTCATACTTTGTGCTGATTGGCCAGTGAAGTCGATCTTCGGCAAGGTGGATGTGCTTGGTTGGATATGATTGCCACAGTATCCTATCCCTGGCCACGCTTATCACCAGCTTCCCCGTTGGTTCAATTCCAACGATGCAAACGTGGCAGCCATCTTTTGTCCACACCATGACCACATCACCATCGGGCTCTGGCGCAACCTCTGGTTTTTCAACATCGTCAGGCAAATTCATGACAAACCGCTTGACTCGCAGAAAACTTTCTGCATTGACGGGGTTGGCTCCATGCCCATCCCAATCTGGGTACTGGTCAAAAATTTGCTGCAATCTATCGCAGGTGCCTAAGTCTTGTTTGGCATCAATCAAAGTTCCAATATAATCGGTAAATGAAAGAGTCCATTTTCCACTTACCAGGCTCTCCCAAACCTCACTGAAATCTGGTTTAGTCATCCTTCTTCTCCTCTGTTGTTGGTGGGTAGCACCAGTGGGTTGGCATTTTTTTGTTTTTAATATCCTCTGGCCATCCTAAAAAATGACCCTCCTCACCTGGGCATTGCGGCCAAGGTATATATCTGTGCTTCCATCCTTTTTTTGTAACCCAACGGCCACGACTATCCTGGACTTTTCCATTCTGGTCTTTTGCATCTGGATGTTCATCCCAAATCGACACCAATGCCATCCCCCATTTTTTGTTCCAAATTAGGATTTTGCTTCCATCCTTTGGCGCGGTGTCGATGGTTTGCCAGTTTGTGTTAATCATCCTTCTTCTCCTTCTTTTGAACTCCCCATCGTAAACGCGGGAATTTGTCACCCGCCACAAGGTCTAGCAGCCAGAATAACGCTTGCACAACACAAGCAAATGGGAATGCAATAACTGCAATCACAAGCCACAAAAACAGTCTGATACGGTCTAATGTGTTTTCGCTTGGTATAAA